GGTGAGGTTGAAGTCAAGTTTGAAAAGGTTGATGGTACCGAACGTGTAATGCGATGTACTCTTCACCCCGAACTAATCCCTGATGCTATGATGCCAAAGGGTGACATTGACCCACAGCCTGAAGTACATTCAGATGTTATGAAAGTATTTGATATTGAAGTTAAGCAGTGGAGGTCGTTCCGCTTGGAAAATCTTATATATGTTAAAACTAATTATCCTGCAGCATAGGTGTACTTTTAACAAAACTGTGATATAATAATATTATGAATCCATTTGAATTAATTAAATCAATATCAAACAGTAAGAAAGATATACTGGAGAATGAGAAAGACTACAATGCCTTTATGGTAAACCGTGGTCTTTCTTACTTTCCTGATACTGTGATATACGCAAACGAAATGAATAAGTACCATCATCTTGATGGTGATCTCCAATACCAATTCCTTATAAATATAGTTAGAAAACGTAATAGGTTTTCAAAGTGGAATAAGTCAACAGAATCTGACGACATTAAAATAATTAAAGATTTTTATGGTTATAGTAATGAGAAAGCAAGAGATGTCCTTCCACTTTTAAGTAGTAAAAACTTGAATATTATAAGGAATAGGATACAGCATGGCGGAATTCAACGATGAACTGGTGGCATGGAAACCAGATATGATGTTAGAGGTTATACTGGCAGAGCCAGATGATTTTTTAAAGATACGTGAAACACTTACAAGAATAGGTGTGGCTTCTAAAAAAGATAATAAATTATTTCAATCCTGCCATATATTACATAAGCAAGGTCGGTACTTCATAACTCATTTTAAAGAGCTATTCTTATTAGATGGTAAGCCATCGAATCTAACTAAAAACGATTTAGAACGTAGAAATACAATTGTCAAACTAATGGATGACTGGGGGTTATTAACCACGGTATCTGCTATTGGTGAGACAGCATCATTAAACCAAATTAAAATCATATCCCACAAAGATAAAACTGAGTGGGAATTATGTCCAAAATATAATATAGGTATAAAGTAAAACCTGTATAAATAAATTTGTAGGATGCCGAAAGGACCTACACTAACCGTAGCATGATGCTACACTTTTAACCTTGCTATTTAATAGGAGGACAATTATGTCAAACTTAGCATTTAACTTTCCCAGGGATACATTCCTTGGATTCGATCAACTTTTTAATACACTAACTGAAATTAATCCGGATGTTGCTAGAGGTTCAGGCTATCCGCCTTATAATGTTATTAAGAAAGATGATGGTCATTTTTTAATTGAAATCGCTGTTGCAGGATTTTCTAAACATGATATCGACCTAACCCTTGAAGGAGGTGTTCTAACTGTTACAGGTAATAAAAAGGCCGGAACAGATAAGAGAGAATACACACATCGTGGAATCTCGGCAAGAGGGTTTGAGAGAGCATTTACTTTAGCAGATACAATCAAAGTGATTGGTGCTGATATTGTTGATGGTCTACTTGTCATTATTTTGGAGAACAATATTCCAGAAGAAGATAAACCTCAAACAATTAATTTAGGTGCATTAAGTGCAGCGCAATCTTTGCTGCTCAAATAATGTTTATTAAGTTTAACTAATAAGGAGACGGAGCACATGGCATACTCAGACCAAGTTTTAGATCACTACAATAACCCACGCAACGTGGGCGTAATGGATGCAAAAGACCCAAGCGTAGGTACTGGTATGGTAGGTGCTCCTGCATGCGGAGACGTAATGCGACTTCAAATCAAAATCGAAGAAGGCATTGTTACAGATGCCAAATTCAAAACATATGGCTGTGGAAGCGCAATCGCTTCTAGTTCCCTATTAACCGAATGGGTAAAGGGAATGAATATAGCAGATGTTGACGAAATTAAAAATTCACAAATTGCTGATGCTTTAGCATTACCTCCTGTTAAAATACACTGTAGTGTACTAGCAGAAGACGCAATCAAATCAGCAGTTGCAGATTACAGAAATAAAAACCAACAACCAAAGGAACATAGATAATGAAAGACATTAAATTAGTCCGATTAACCTCGGGTGAAGAAATACTTGTAAACGTAGTAAACGAATCAGGCTTAACATTAACAGTAACAGACCCAGTTCTTTTAATCCCTGACGCTGGTAAAATTGGCTTCATGCCTTATATGTCTTATTGCGAAATTGATAGCATGGTAATTAAGAAAGATCATATCATGTTCAAGCTTGAACCAACTGAAGACTTAGCTAAGCAATATACAGATATGGTACAAGGTCCAAACGTCATTCAATTAAATGAAAACAATAGAAAAATATTAGTATAAAGGTATGTACTTTTGCTAAGATTCGTGTTATAATATACACATGAATCAAACAAATCAAAATTTCTATACTAGTGCTTTCCGTTATGGAAAGTCCATCAAATATATAGGTTACGAGAACGGGAGAAAAGTAAAATCTTCCGTTCCGTTTAAACCTGTACTACATGTAACAGCATCTAAAAAAGGTCAGCCTATTGAATGGCATGCACTTGATGGTACTCCCGTCGAGCCTATTGTCTTTAATGATATGAGTGAAGCTACCGGCTTTATTAAATCTTATAAGGATGTTCCAGCTTTTAAAATCTTCGGCAACACAAACTATGTTATACAATATCTCAATGAGGAATTTCCTGGTGAGATAGCATGGGACCGTAATGTTATTAACGTTACCTCTCTTGATATAGAGTGTAAGTCTGGCGATGGTTTTCCAGAACCAGAACTTGCTGACCAAGAAATTACAGCAATCACTACTAAGAATAACATTGATGATACCTACCATACCTTCGGTTGTGGTGACTACGATGTTAGTAAATCATTGATGCAAACTCATGCGGTTCGCTATGTGAAATGCCAGGATGAGAAAGATTTATTATATAAGTTTGTATCTCATATGGAAGCAACATCTCCTGATGTTATTACTGGATGGAACGTAGAGTTCTTTGATATTCCATATCTTGTCAACAGGATAGCTAAAGTTAATAGTGAAGCTACCATGAAACGTTTATCCCCTTGGGGTCTGGTGGACACACGGGAGACCAAGTCTGCCTTCGGACAAACAGTAATCAAATATGAATTGAAAGGTATTGCTATTCTAGACTATATGGCTATCTTCAAGAAGTTCGGTTATTCGTATGGTCCACAAGAATCATATCGATTAGATCACATTGCCAATGTTGTACTCGGCGAGAAGAAGCTTGACTTCGGTGAACTTCGTGACCTTAATGAATTACATGACAATGACTATCAAAAGTTTATTGATTATAACATCAAAGATGTTGAACTCATTGATCGTATGGAAGATAAACTTGGTTTGATTACCTTGTGTCTAACAATGGCATATAAAGGTGGTGTGAACTATGAACAGGTGCTTGGCACTGTTGCTATTTGGGATGCTCTTATTTATAGAGACTTAGCTAGCAAAAACATTGCTGTACCAATGAATTCAGAATCGTTTAAGGGTGCATATCCTGGCGGTTATGTAAAAGAGCCACAAGTCGGAATGCACGATTGGGTATGTTCCTTTGACTTGAACTCTCTTTACCCATCTATCATTATGCAATACAATATGTCGCCTGAGACTATATTGCTGGACGATGAACCGGGTGTCAATGTTGAATCTGTATTGGCGGGGCAAGTACAAAACACTGTTCCCGATACAGCTTTAGCGGTCAATGGCACACGGTTCAGCACCAAGAAGCTTGGCGTATTGCCATCAATCATTCAAGAGATCTACACAGAACGTGTTGGTCATAAACAAAAACAAATTAAAGCTGAACAAGAATTAGAATTATGTACAGTAAAGTCTGAAGTCTATGCACTTGAAAAACGTATAGCCATCGCTAAGAACCAACAGATGGCTCTTAAGATTCTACTTAACTCTTTGTATGGCGCAATGGGTAACAAATGGTTTAGATACTTTGACATGAGAATTGCTGAGGGTATCACACTTACTGGTCAAGCAACTATTCGTTGGGCAGAGAATACTTTAAACACGTACCTCAATAAAACATTAAAGACTGATAAAGATTATGTTGTCGCTATTGACACAGACTCGGTCTATGTTACCCTTGACGAATTAGTTAAACAGTTTAAGCCAGCTAATCCTGTAGACTTTCTTGATAAGATATGTTCGACAGCACTTGAAGATACTCTCACCAAATGTTATGCTGAATTGTATGATACTCTTGGTGGTATTCAAAACCATATGGTGATGGGTCGTGAGGTTATTGCTGACCGTGGCATATGGACAGCAAAGAAGCGATACATACTAAACGTGCATGACAATGAAGGTGTTCGTTATGCCAAACCTAAGTTAAAGATTATGGGCATCGAGGCAATCAAATCCTCCACTCCCGCTATATGCCGTCAAGCACTCAAAGATATATTCAAACGAATCATTGAGACTGATGAGGTAACTGTGCAAGGTGACATAGCAAACTTTAAGATAGCATTCAAGCAAGCATCTCCAGAGGAAGTCAGCTTCCCACGTGGAGTAAATAACATTGCTAAGTGGTCTGATAGAGATACCATATATAAGAAGGGTACACCCATTCATATTCGTGGTGCAATTCTACATAACAACTTAGTAAAAGATAAGAAGCTCAGTAGAAAGATTGAGAAGATAACATCTGGTGATAAGGTTAAGTTCACATACTTAGTCAAGCCAAATCCTATTAAGGAGAATGTTATTGCATTTGTTGATTACTTACCAGAGCAATTCAAGCTTGAAAAGTATGTTGATTACAATCTACAGTTTGAAAAAACATTCTTAGGTGCCATTGAACCTGTGTTAGATGCAGTTGGATGGAAGAGCGAAAGACATATGACCCTTGAATCATTTTTTAGTTAGGTATGTACTTTTGCAAAAAGTATGGTATAATAGTAGTATAAATTAATAAAGGAAAAAACATGGTGAATAAATTAGCAGAGTTTTTATATGGCGCAGGATACATAGTTTGTATTGCTGCAGCTGGGTATGTTGCACTTGTAATTATCGGAGTAAAATAATGAGCACAAATTGGGTAGAAGATATTGCAGTAATGCACAAAAAGTATGGTGTACATGAATGGGTATCTACTGCAAGTCCGTATAATCTAAAAAAGTTTATAGACTTTAGATTAGATTTTATCGAAGAAGAATTCGAAGAAACTCAGGATGCTCACTTTAAAGAAGATGCTGAGGAAATTGTAGATGGTCTGATTGATCTTTGTGTTGTAGCTATTGGTACACTGGATGCGTTAGGTGTAGACCCATACAAAGCATGGGATAATGTCTTGGCAGCAAATATGGCAAAGGAAGTTGGTATTAAACCAGAACGTCCAAACCCATTAGGCTTACCAGACCTTATTAAACCTGCTGATTGGAAAGCCCCATCTCATGCAGATAATCATGGTGTTATTTCTCACAGTTTTCAAGAAGCTATTAAACAAGCTATGGAAGTGGCAAACAAAGCAAGGACTGATATTCTAGCTGATAACCCTGATATTAATTCTAACTGGAGTCCTGATGCTATTCATTACAACGAGCAAGTTAGTAGTATTGACTTAGTTGACTTCACAAAAGATTCAGAATATATTCGAATGATGGGAGACATAAATGACAATAGTCAAAAGTAAAATCACATATGATTTGTGGTTACAAATGTACAAAGGTGTGGATATACACACAATCACTTTAGAAGAACATACTAAGTGGTGCATTCAATTCGCAGCATGGAAGAAAGGTAATATAGAAAAAGTATGAAAAAACCCAAAGAGGATAAACACTTAACTCGTTCTTGGGGTAGTTTAACTGACCTGAAAAAATACTTAGAAACTAAAACTAAAGAAAAAGTCAAAGCCTTTGATGGCATTGAACTTACTACTAACAAAGGTAGCTATAGGATTTCAGTAACTTATGGCACAATGGAGAATGAATTAATTTTTAAGAAAAAATGAATAAATCCCTTACATTATTTAAATCAGTATTTGATAACAAAACTCACAAGAGAGTCGACTTTGTAGATGAGCATTCATTCGAGAAACTATTTCTTGACTTAGCGGCTCTACCTCGTAAGAATAAAAAGTCAGCTTCCTTAATATCACCAGCAGTTTATGAAGAGGATACAACTCGTTCTAATGCTAGTGTGATATGCTGGGCAGGTTGGTGCGCTGTGGATGTTGATGAACATATATTTAACGGCAACCTTGAAGATGAGTTGTATAACAACTATGGTCAATGGAATCACATTGTATATTCTACCGCCTCATCCACTAAAGAGCATCCCAAGTTCAGGATAGTATTCCCACTTAGCGATGATGTTCCTAAGGATAAAATTAAACACTTCTGGTTTGCACTTAATAAAGAGTTAGGTGACATTGGTGACCCTCAAACAAAAGATCTAAGTCGTATGTATTATATTCCAGGCCAATACGAAGGTGCATACAACTTTATATTCAGCAACACAAAAACCGTAACAATGAATCCATATGATATTATGGCTAAGCATGATTACGTTGAAAGAGCTGGTGGTTTATTAGACCACCTTCCCCCAGAAATTCGTCGGCAGTTACTTGCACATCGCAAGAACGAAATGACAAACACTAGTATAACATGGAGCAACTATAAAGATTGCCCATTTGTTAATCAGAAAATGGTTAAAGAGTATAACTTAATAACCGACACAGGCTGGTATACCAAGATGTATGCCATTATGGTTTCAATTGCAGGAAGTGCTGTAAGACAAAAGTACAACATCACTGCTCAGGAAATCACTATATTATGTAAGGAAATAGATTATGAAAACGGAAACTGGTACAAATCAAGACCCTTCGATAAGGAGGCCAATCGTGCAATCGAATTCGTATACGGAAACGTTTAGCACTAAAGATATAGACATGGGTGAAGTGATGCGGCGAGCTGCATTAGAAGCTCCAAAAATTACTTGGCTGAATGGTCGAACCCCAGAAATAATGATAGCTCATTGTATAATGGGCCAATGCGCAGAACAAAATGCTATTCAAAACTGTGGATTTACTAATAATCCAAATGAATATATGGATGTATATGATCCTATGATGGAAGAAGTTGAATTTAAAACATCTACTACGGAACAAGGTATAAGAAATTCTATTGGTAAAATAATGTATTTACGTTATGATAAAGGTCATCATATTGCTGATAAAGCAATATCCTATCTTTGTGATAATTTTCCAGGATTAAAGTGGAAAGAACCCGGATTTATAGTAAATGATTGGGAAGCTAACTTCACTTTTTATAGAAAATATTTAGCAAATGATGAAAAAGAATTATATGAAAACTGTGTACTTTCACGTGAATTCATGTTATAATAGATGTATATTAACAGGAGATTTTGAATGAACGAATTCCAAAAGTTCGACGGCAATAAACTACAGTATGACTTAGTACCCCCCTCACTTATCGCAGCTGTCGCTGATGTATTAACATTCGGCGCAGATAAATACAGTGCACATAACTGGAAAAGTGTAGATGACCCATCACGATACGTCTCAGCTATGTATCGACATCTCGAAGCTTGGCGAGCTGG